TCAGTTTATAATTTTATTTTCTTTATCAAAGTTAAAAGTCATTCTCTCATTTATATTAAAGGGAATATATGTTATATCTGCCTCAATACGTATTCCCATATCAGTGCTATCGATTACTACACCGTTAATTGCAATTCTGGGATCATAGTTGATGATCTGCTCAACATCATCCGTAATTAATTTTTTAACTTCTTCGGTAAATTGTTCAAATAGCAAATCCCAGATAATTGTTCCAAAATCTGGGTTCATTAGTTTTTCACCCTTGCGAATGTAAAAATGATTGATAATGTCTTGCTTAACTAGATCTATATCATACAGCTTAAAAGAAGATTTAGTTTCTTGAGAACTAAATCCGTTATAGGTGAATGCAGCAGTACTATTGCTGCCACTGCTTGCTGTTAGCGAAGCTACAGATTTTTTGTTATAAATTTTTGCCATATTATTTTTCTCTATCAGTGTTGGTTGGAGTTAGTAGTTGAGGCGCTTGATTTTCATGTAATATCCAAGGCTCGTGCATCGGTATGCGTTTCATTATGCTCTTTATCGGAGTTTTGCTTTGATACCTATTTTTTCCTTCCCATTTTTCTTTAGAACTTGTAACAGGATTATCATGTCTTGGTAGAATTTTAGCTGCTACTCCTCTTGCTGCGGCCGGGCCATTTAAGTTAATTACAGAGCCCGTGGCAGTTAACGCTCCTGTGCTGTTTATATTTGTTGCCGATGATGATAAAAATGTTGCACCTGTAGAAACTACACTCATAGTCCCTGCTGTTGTAATATTGCCATTTGTTCCAACAACTAAATTCATAAGTGTGCCAGATTCTATTTGTGTCCTTGCAATACTTCTAATGTTAACATTCCTACCTGCTTCAAAATTTATATCTCGATCGGCTCTAAAATTTAAATCATTCTGTGTGTGAATTGAAATACTATCTTCGGCAAATATATCAATTTTTCCGTTACTGGTAAGCTCAATCCAGGTAGTTCCTTTGGCGTTTCCGATATAAATTAAATCTTCGCTGTTGTGTAGAAGAATTTGGTGCCCTGTTCTTGTTCTAACTCGAAAATATTCATTGTAAGGAATATCAACTTCGCCCTTTTCTTTCTTTTCGACTTCTGCATAACTAACTGGGCCTGTTGAGGCTGACGTTTTTCTAATATATCTATCATCGCCATCATCCATAACAAACGTTGTTCCGCCTAGTCTACTTGCTGGCAGTTGCACCGGACTTTTACTCTGCGAACTACCAATGTATTGTTTTTTAGAGTTAGGGCCTCTGTCAAACGGGCCGGGAGTTGAAATACCAAACACCGAATTAGGAACCATTCGTCTACCGCTGCTGTCTGTCACTCCCCGTACGTCGTCTTCTAGTAGACCTTGCTCTAAAAATCTATCAGCAATAGGGTGTATGGCTTTTTTAATTTTTTCAGTATTGGTACCTTTTTCAAGAGTATTGGCTTTTCTATTAATTTCTGCAACTGGCAAAGGTTGTGTAGTATCGTACTTCTTTTTTTGTTCGGCCGAAGCTTCAAATGCTGTTGATCCGCTTATCGCCGGAATCATTTGATTCATAAATCGTCCGGGGATACAGCCTATAAAATATCCCTCAGATGCATCACCATTAATAAAGGCAACTAATACCGTAGTTCCTATTTCTACTGTGGGGAACCACATGCCATAGGTTTTTTGAGTATCGTTAAAATCTCCAACATTCATTCCCATGTTTTCATATGCAGTTGATCCGTAGAATGGACTGGCATATTTGACTGCGTAAGATTGCCCGGTGTCTCCGATATCATTGCCGTTTTCTCTTAGCAACGTTACTTCAAGACCGCACATAAATGACGGGTCTAAATAGCCTACTACTTTGGCCATCATGATGCCTACTGGAAGTTTCGAGCCTCCTTCTTTTTCTGGCGAGCGTTTTTCTATTGACATATGTTATCCGTAAAAGTCGTCAAGGACCGTAATAGTCGTCGAGGTCAGAGTTATCTTGTTCATACTCTTCATCTGTATAATCAACAGGACCAGTCTTTGGTTTTTCTTCTTTTGTAGTGTCGTATACTGATGAATTTTCAGCAGCAATTTTTACAGAGCCAGCATAATCGATGTCCTGCTGCGGTTGACGTGCTAGGTCTAGAGTCTGTTGAAATACTCCTCCAGAGAATTTGTTTTCTACTGCTGTCACTTTGTAAATTCCGCTGAACGGTGTAACTTTTCCTCCGTTGGGGAAATTGTACAATCCACCTTGACCGGTTGTTCCTAGATTAGGTTCAACAGGATTTCGCCAGGTTACATAAATGAATATTTCACTTCCTTCCCAATTCATTGCGCCGTCTGATTTAACTAGATCATTGGGCCCTTCGTCTGAGAAGTAATTTGAATTTAGGCCGCTATCAGAGAGAAAATATAAGTCTCCCATGATGTCTATTTTAACTTTAACCATGTCTTCAGATCTAGTAAAAGATTGATTAAAATTATCTGCTACCATTTGTTCAACTGTTTTCTCGCCTGATATAGACGGAAACGTTAATAAAGGATTAGGTTTTGTCGGAGCCGATCCTGTAACTGCTGTTGAGCTTTCAGGGGCTGCACCAGTTTCTAATCTGCCTTGTGGCGTTTTTTCTTCTGCAACATTGGCAGTTTCTTTATTAGAAATATTGACATTGTTTTGCAGGGGAGTTGGTGCAATACCTGTATAAAATTGTCCGTTAAATTGCAGATCAAATTTTAATATACTGTTGTTTTGTCCTGTGTAAAGATAATCATAGCGTTTAGCAATAATACGTTCTAAGGCCGCTCCCCCCGGAGTCGCCGAAGTAGCATTTTGAAAAATAGCTCCGCTAACCTTAAATGGCACGACCCTATAGACATATTTCCTTGCTCGCATATTTCTTATAGGGTCAAACTCTAGTAATTGTATTTGAACATCAATTCTAAACCAATCTACCATTCCTTTCTCATCAAGTGCTTCTTTTTTTAATTTTGAAACACAGTACTCTGACGCTAATACTACACGTTGAATTACTTCAGTGATCTTTGTTTGTTGTGGGAATCTAATTTCTCGCTGCTTAGGATCAATGGTCATTGTTTCTCTAACAATTCTACCATCTTCATCAACTGCATCGCCTGCAAGTTTAAAATTATAATTACCGCCGGAAGTTTCAGAAAATCCCATGCTAGATTTACCAATTGCTCCGTTTCCAAAATTTTCAGAAACACTTTCTCTATCAGGCTTTGATATTTTTTGAGTTCGTTCTACTTTGGGGTCTGCAATAGCCTTTAGTACTTCTGTCGATGCTCCGCTGTCAGTACCAACAGGATCAGACGAGTTTATAGGAAATACAATTTCATAAATGTCAGGAAACCCTGCTTGGCCGTCAGATACCCGTTTTAATTGTTTCTCATTTAACGATGTACATACACTTTGTTGTCCAGACACCAACACTTCGCTTACTGTCATTCCAGTGGCTGACAAGTCTGTTGCTATATTAGTCACAACATCACTAAAACCAGTGTAATGCATAGGTGCCGCTTCAACAGTATACTTACTACCAGCTTCGTCTACTTTAAATTCTACTTTGGTAATCTTGATTGTGAAATATTTTGTTAGCTCATCGGAACCTTTATAAACAGCGCCGTCATCTGAAGATCCTTTAATTTCAAGTTTTAACAAATAAGGACAATCATTTAGGTACGAAGGGTATCCCGAATTAATTGCTGCGGCCTGTAAACTTTGTAAAAATATTCCCAAAGAGTAGGGTTCGTATACGTCAAATTTAAAACTTGATACGTTGGTATTTCCAGCCAGTGCGCTTCCGCCTAGCTGTGAAACTAAAACAACATTGTCAATAAAATATTCCGGGGCACCGTATTGAGTATTTGTTCTACTGAAATCGAATCTTCCTGCAGAAGATAGTACAATCTGATCTAGCAAATAAGGAGAACCTCGATATAAATTAGGTGTATTAAATTGTTCCGGTGTTAGGCAACACAAAGTCCACAATGGGGAATACGAAGCAAACTGTTCTAGCACATTCTCGTAAGGCGGGCCGCCGGCAGGTGGCGTTACTGCGCCAAAGGCTTTTAGCAAAGAAGTTACATTGGGGTCTGTAATAACATTTGAAATATTTGAAACATTAAAACTAGCTGCATTGGCGTTAACCGCGTTGGTAATATTTTGCGCAGCGCCTACTGCCAGTCCGGATGTTGTTGCAATTTGTGAAATTGCATTTCCGGCAGGGGTTAAGATATTGCTTATTTCTTGCCCAATGTTTCTAAAAATTGACATTTTAGATTCCTATAAATCGTGATATGTTTGATTTTTTAGGACAATAGATTACTGTGCCTGGAGCAAAATCATATATAGGATCTTTAAGTACTTCCATGTTACGTTGAACAAAAACCCACCATAGTCCAGAATTTCCATATAGGTCAAAAGCCAGTAGGTCAGGTCGATGTTTGTATTGTGTTTCTATTACGTATTTGTAATCGTCAGCTTCAGCGGGCACCGGGCGAATGGTTAATAATTCAAGATATAAATTATTTTTAGCTGTATTGTAATAGGGAGATATTTTATTATATGATGCCATTTTAGATAAATCCTTGACCAGCTACAATATTGCCGTTGGCGTATTCTGTAAGATTGAACTGTCTTAGTCGTGTTCTATTATAAATTGGCGATACTGTCACTGAGATTGTACTCATTGCAGGAACCCACGTAGGCGGTGCACCATTTAAGGAATGTTTAATATAGGCAACATCATCTTTAAAGTCGACTGAAAAACTTTTTACAATAACAGGGACTCCTGCAAACACCCTGGCACCATAGCCAGTGAGGTTGCAGACAATTGGCGGATTACCTACATTAGGACCTGTACCAAAAAACATTCTTGTGGCTGTTTTTAAAAATGTAGTTCCTTGAATCCAGTATTCTGCATCTAGTTCGTTCTCTACTGAAAATTCTCCAGAGATCTGAATGTCATCAATTTGACTACTTTTATAAGCCTGGAATGGTTGATTACTATGTACTGTATCGATTTGTGCGTAGTTTGCTTTTGAGGATACCGTGATGCTTGGCAAATAAGGCCAAACAAATCCGCCAGTCTTCGACAGGCGTTCAAATGCCGTTCCAAATAATCCAAAATTTGCATTTAATTTTACTCGCCAGTCTTCAGCTGAACCCGTTTCTAGCTTAACGAAAGAACCTTCTTTACTAA